AACAAACCTGCGGATAGACAAGAAAGTATGCAAGCCCTTAAAGATAACAATGAAGAGAAGTTCATTGGGGCATATGTAAAAGCACCTATTGTTGGAAAGTATGAGTGGATATATGATTTGGATTTAACATCTCTATACCCATCCATCATTATGAGTATCAACATCTCACCTGAAACCAAAGTTGGAAAGATTGAAGATTGGGATGCTCAAAAGTTCATCAAAGGTGAAGTTTCGGAATATAGAGTTGGTGATAATTACATAACGAGAGATAACTTACAAAAGTTATTGGAGAAAAGTAAATACTCAATCGCATCAAATGGTGTAATGTATAGAACCGATAAGCCAGGTTGTATTCCTGATATTTTGGATTTGTGGTTCTCACAAAGGGTTGAGTTTAGAAAGTTGGAAAAGAAGTATGGTGATGAAGGAGATAAAGAAAAATACGCATTCTATAAGAAACGCCAGTTGGTTCAGAAGATTCTACTTAACTCTCTTTATGGTGTGCTTGGTCTTCCTGCCTTTAGGTTCTATGATGTTGATAATGCTACCGCTGTTACCACAACGGGACAGACGGTTATTAAAAGCACAGCTGATATGGCTAACATCAAATACAATAAGGAGCTTGGTACTCCTAATGCTGACTCTAACATATACATTGATACTGATTCGGTATTCTTTTCAGCTGTTCCCCTTTTAGACCATCGTAAACCTAATTGGAAAAACGAAGAACAAGAAACTATTGCGGGTTATGTGAATGAGATTGCTGGTGAAATGCAGGATTATCTAAATAACTTCTATGATATTTTAGGTAAGAAAGTGTTCAACATTGATAAACACCGATTTGAGATTAAAAAGGAATTTGTATCCAAAGCTGGTATTTGGATTGCTAAGAAACGATACGCTCAATGGATTATTTCCGATAACGGAGTTCCTGTGGACAAGTTGGATGTAAAAGGATTAGATGT